CCAGAAATAAAGTCTGAAGAACCACCCGTCTGTGGTTGAAGAACGGCTGTACCAAATCCAGATGTTGATGCGTCAATAAACATATTACCAATATTTGTAGTATGCGTGTGGTCTGTTAGTGGAATATTTACAGAAACATTTGTTAGTTGAGTAACATTCTTATTACCATGTAGTGTATTACCAGTCAGAGATGGTGTAGAGTCAGCAACAGATTTACTGTAACCAAGTGCAAAACGGTCTCTAAGATCTGGAGTTACATATGTACCCCAAGTTTGACCATTACACCAGTACCAACCAGCCCAATCATCTTTACCTCTACCAATATAATCAAATGCCGCATCACCAGATGATGTCCATTGAATTTTAGTAGCATTATTAATTATGAAAGCAGGTGCCATTACAATTGTACCAATCGGCACAACACCTGGATCACCCCAAGTAAATGTACCTTGAGCATCTGATGATTTAAGTACCTTATTTGCTGCTGCACCTGATGGCATTTTAACAGCACCGTTGAATTTAGTATTTGAAGTAAATACAGATTCAGTTACATCTAATTTAACCTTAACACCAGCACCAGATGAAAGTGTAAGACTAGAACCTGTAAAATCATATACTGTATTTAAGGCACCAATCGCCGAAGTTTTAAAACTAAGGATTCTATCAGCGCCATCATCATTAAATGCAACATCAATAAACTTTGTAGTACTATCACTTGATTGAATTCTAAGAGCTGTGTCAAATAAATCTTGATTTGTAATAATACGCAAAGTTGAATCCTTATAATCTACAACACTTGGACTGCCGTTAGTATCGGCATTTGCCTCACCAAGTGTTAGAGTAGATACGTGTGTGGTAGCTGGATCATTCTTAAGATATACTGAATCCTGTTCCACAAAATCATCAACAACAAAGAAATCAGTGTATGCGCCCTGTGCGCCAGTTGCACCTTGTGGACCAACAGGACCTTGAGCGCCTTGTGGGCCAGTTGCACCAGAAGCACCCTTAGATCCAGTTAGACCAATTGGACCACCGCCATTGGCCACAATCTGGTCAAAGTTATAATTAATTTTATCAATTCTTTGTGCTAATGAATCATTATCAAGAATTTCTTGTATATTAATCGCCATGATTAGCTATTTATTTTTGTATAGATATAGATCTCTTGTCTAAATCCAGGTCTTTTATTATATATTACTCTTATATTTAGAGGATTGATATTATCATACTCTAAAATGAAATTCTTATTTTCAAGGAATGGTGTATAAAGAATGTCGCTAAGAGAGTTAGCATTTAAGATTTGGCTTACTTTAATATCCTTAGATTCATTTACAAAAAGTCTAACATCAGTTATGTTCATAAGCTGAAGTAGATTTACCTCAATGTATTTCTTGATATCATCATCAAGCGTTGTCTTATCACCATAAGATTCAGATGTATTTACATACTTTTTAATACTAATACCTGCATTATCTGAAATTAATAAATCAGTGAGTACATTACCAATGTATAGGTCCATGTAAAACTTATCATCATCTTCAAAGACTACGGCGCTACCCTTAAAGTTATTTGCAGCTTTTCTAGTCTTCATGTCATCTAATGAATTAGCCCAGCTAATTTGTGGATAAGCAGTAATATCGTATTGATTCTTTGGTAGATTCAATGTTGATGCAAGGAATGCACCTTCTTCATACGGTGACAGTGTACCATACACATAATTAACCTGCTTGTTACTGTCATTCTTTGCATAGAATTCAGGCTCCCAAGAAGAACGGAATACATTTATATCTCTACGGTCAATAGCAATCTCGCCTATAAGTGGATACAATGGTAGTTCACTTGTACTATTTGAAAGCTTTAAAATACCGTCAGCTTTTTCAGGATTAATCTTATGATAAAACATATCCTCAATTAGACCGTATTTGTATTGACCCTGATTCATATAAGAACCAAATGCAACCCCAAGTCTATTGTATCTATTGTACAATAATTTCTCGCGAGCGTCTGGCGCTATGATTTGAGTTGTTTTATATGGTCTATGAATATCTGTGAATGTAACAACAGGTCTTGCAAGTGGTGTGTAATCACCAGACATTCTAATTAACTTAACCTGGTATGGGTCATTTCTTTCAATAATAATATCACCAACCTTACCAGAACTTACTTTATAGCTGTTTGGTTTATTAGGATCTGGACTTGTAATCAAATCAGATGTTCTTACAATCTCATGACCATCTTCAATGTTGATGATGAATCTATTTAGTAATTCATTACCATTTTCATCAATAGTAATATACTTGATAGTTCTGGTATCGTTATTATTTAATAGGTCAGCAATAGCTTTAGCAGAAATACTTTCAAATGTAGATTTTGCAAGCTTGTAACCGCCGTCTACATATTTGAATGATGTTGTAGACCAGACCGTACTTGGTAATAAAGAAATATTTAATGTATTAACACCAAGCTCATCGTATACAATACCAAACGATGTTGTATTGATTCTAATAGAATTGTTATTATAAACCTCACTTACCGGTAGTAACCATGTTGTACCAGCATAATCGAATTTAATATTATTGTATCCACCATCTTCATTCAATTGAATCTCCCTAAGTAGTTTTGTATCAACACCAACCGCATCAATGTAATTATCTTGACCAGCTTGTGGGATATCAAAATCTAGGTAGCCATTAATGTTTGTATCTACCGGTGTTCCAGAATAATCAACAAAATCTTGTAAGTTATACAATAGCTTTCTATTTAAAAAGCTTAGGTTGCGCTCAGACGAGTTAACATTAATGTATAATGTAATAGTTTTAAATACTTTATTTTGAATGGCTTTTATTTGCACATTATCAAAATCATTATCGTATTTATAGTCTAATACGGCTGTAAATTTATAATCATTAAATTCAGTTGATGTAATAAGATTCTGTGGATTTGCTAATAAGAATTCTTTACGACCATATATCTTAACTTTAAGTCCTCTAAATAGGGCTTCAGCTGGTGCTGCATCACTACCTTTTCTGAGTCTTACATACTTAGGTGTTGGCGTTGCCGGTGCAAATCCAACCCCAGTATAATCAAAACCATCATAAACAAATAATCTATCGAACCAATTATTATTGATATCTTTTAGATTAGCTTCTGTAAGTTCAATATTAAGTTCTGGCTGAATATAACTTTTTAGTTTTGTAACCATTTCTGCAACATCAGATGATGTCATCTGCTGACCGTACTGCGTGCCGTCGGGTATATTATAAGTTGGGTGTTGGTATAAATAGAACCACTCGTGCGTCATTCCATTAATGTTTCTACCATCAACCGTAATATCAGGTGCAAAGTTAGTTTTACCAAACGCTTCACTCATTGAAAGCATATATGGATTTTCTCTACAGTTTACACCTTCGAAGTATTTCCATTTATTTACAGTAGGTACAACCCTAGAATAAAGAGCAAAGTCAGTATTATTATTCTCTTGAAGTCTGTCGTATTCATTAGCTATTTTAGTAACGCCAGATCCTGTTTTTGTAATTCCAGTATTAACGCTAATTAAATTATTAAAATAAGTTTGTGCACTTTCACTGTATTTAACAATATCCTCGAGTTGGTCTTGTTGAATATCTACAATATAATCCTCATATACTAGTTCACCTAAATCTGAATTAGCAGTTGAATAAAAGTTGAAGTCAAAGTCATAAAAATCAAATGCTTCAAACTTACCAAACTTAATCTTATTTTCAACCCAGAGGTTTACGCTATTATCATTAATTTCTAACTTGTCAATTGGACCATCCAAACAAACGCGGTATAAATCAGTATATGTGTCGTCTTTTATAATCTCAACAATACGAATAAATTTATTACCATTCCTGACCCAGGTATTTTCATCAATGTCTCCAATTTCATTTTGTGTAACCAAAAATCCAGAACCAACGGCTGAACCACCACGACCAGACCATACATTCCAATCCGTATAAAAGTTTACATCACCAGTAACAGCATCAAGTTTCATGTGCTTTAACACATTATCTGAAAGACCCTCAACAGAAACTGCCGAACCATTTAGTGCATCTTGTGCAAAAAAGAAGTTATACATTCTGTTGCCACTTCTATAGTTATTAATAGTAATAACATTACCAACTGCGGAAACAGAAACAGAAAGGTCTTCTATATTTTTAATGGCGCCCATCATTGCAAATGTAACTTGCTCGACGGTACCTTTATTTGAAAACTTGTGATCTTCATAAGTTCCTGCTGGTAAAACAGGTTCTGCTACAATCTTAAATGGTGTTGTATCACCAGAAATTATAACTTCTGTAAGTACACCAAGAATATAAGTATCTCCAATGTTTGGATTACCATTAACAGTAATTGTTAAATAGTCTCGGCTATCATCGAGTAAGTTATAGATTTGAAGAGTATCCAGCTTTTTTACATATTTGTCAGCCGTGATATCAAATGCATTTACTTTCAATTTATAAGGATCAAGTACCTTACCTTCTGCATTATTTTTTATATGTGCAAATGAATCCCCTGATTTCACCCACTGTAAAACTGGATCAACCAAATCAAGCGTAGGCAACATATCAGTAGCAACCAATGATGTTCCAGTTAAATCAAAATTTGTATCAACTGTAGATGGGTTAATAGTTAAATAAGTACCATCGTATTTAGTATGCTTAAACGAACCCTCTTCATGTGCGTTTACATAAATACCGATGTACCTGTTAACCTCATATGGATTATCAAAATCTTCAAATAAGAATTCAAGATTAATAAGATTAGCACTGACTAAATTGTTTCTGCCAAAACCTTCAGTAATAAAAGCATTATTAAGTATCTCAGGTCTGTCATTATTAACAAATGCGTTATAAATAAATTCAGACTTTTGTGTGAATCCACCCTTAATAAGGTCAATACCATTCCAAGATGTTTTGCCATCTTTTTCAAATGATGCTGTGAGTGGGGCTAGCGGCCTATCCGGGTCATTTGCAAATCTGTGTAGGTAGTTACCAAGCTTGCTACCAGGTCTCATATCAAACGCCTTCACAATCGTTGCGTTTGAAAGCATTGTCATAATCCTGTCATTGATGCCATACAAATCGTTTGTAAGTGGCATTGTAGAAACAGGTTCTTCAATTCTGTATACAACAAAATACTCGGGTAACTTTTCATCAATCCATAGCGGCGCCATGAATCTGATGTTCTCGCTAAATTCTTTATAGCTATTTAGAGTCGCGCCGTAGTGGTATTGCTCTTCATATTGTTTTTGATATTCTCTATACACTGACGTATCTGAATCCTTGCGTAGGACGCCATACGCGGCTTTTAATGGAGTCTTATCGTAAAACTTAGCAATGTCATAGGCAAGATGCCCAGTGCTATCAATTGCAAACTTTTTATAGCGTTGATCACTCAACGTCTTATTAGCACTAATACTATCAAGATATAGTTCTCCTGATGAATCAGTTACTAATTTGACATTAGATGTCAATAGCGGGTTAGTCCTTAGAATAACCTGGCTCTTATTGTCGATTGAATTAGAGTTGACCTCAAAGTTTATGCTAGCCATTAACCTGTGATATATTTAGCGCTTAACTATATATCCCAGTAAATTTAGGCCTTATACTTTGCAAATACTTCTAGATCAAATGAAAACTTCTTGTTTTGTGAATCCAGGATATCTAGACCAATTCTCTTAGAGTAAGTTAGGTTTGTCTTAGTTTGACTGTATTCACCCGCAATGTAACCAAGTGATGCATCAGATACACCAGAGTAGTCAGTCATTCTGTATTGGAAGATAACATCAAGTGCAATTGCATTGTTTTCACCAGTATTGATAATTGATTTACCTTCAGTGTTATCTGAATTTACAACCAATGAATCAATTGAAAGTGGAGACATAAATAGGTATGCACCACATGATTTACCACCCAATAGGTATTGGTCTTTTGAATCAAAGCCCATTTTAATAGTACGGTTTTGAGTACCATCGTAATAGAACGCCGTTTGAATGTTGTTTGAACCTAATGTTTTTGGTTGAACAACGCCAGCACCATTATTATAGATTGTTGAATATGCAATTTGATCTATAACATCTGGATGTTTGTAGTGCAAGAAAATACCGCTGTCGTAATCCTTGACAGATTGTAATGTATTAACATAAATAACATCACCACTTACGTTATTATAAGTACCATTCCAAATAAAGTTACCGCTACCTGGCGCACCGTTTCCACCTAGGCCCTCTGAAAGAATATCAAACATTGAATATTCAAATTGAATTGCAGCATCCGTATCAGAGTTATCAACGTTTGTAGTTGCGTATAGGTTTGCATCATTTGCTAGATTTTTGAATCTAGAATAAATGAATTGACCTCTCAGCTGTGTAGATTGATATGGTGCATCATTTAAGAATAATGTTGATGTAAATTCAGGTGCTGTAGTATTTTGATATAATACAGGAACCAGGTCATACTTGCCAGATGATAGATAGTATGCATCGTCAGATACCGCTGAGCTTACAGATGTTTGGTTTGCTGTTGGACCAAAGCTTAGGTTTGCAGTTGAATGGTATGCTGGTTGTTTTCTATCACCATATAGTCTTGAGATAAGTTCAAGCGGGGTTGCTTTTGAATTTTCAAGAATAATCTTAAATGTCTTAGTTACAATATGACCTTTCTTAATTTGAAGGTTTGCAACCTCATCTGTATAGTATCCAGCAAATATCTGCTTAGTTGAATTGTTTTGAATAACCTCAACAGTACCATCTTCTTTTTGAAGCTTAACAATAAGCTCGCCAATTGTACCGTTGATTTGTTCTTTAAGTGCATTGATCTCAATTTGCATTGCAAGAAGCTTTTCGTACAATGTGATTGGACTTTGTGCATCTGTTAAAAAGCCAGATGCAATTGATTGTGCATCGTGTGAGAAATACTTATCATTGATTGTGAATGAATCAGACACGTGTTGGTAAACACCAGTGCTGTTCAATTCGTCAATAAGTTTTACTCTTGCAACTTCTTTAGAATTCTCATTGATTAGGTTGAGTACTGATTCATCAGTTTGTGAACCTGCTGGGAATTCAATTCTTGTGATGTCAGACCAATCTGATTCGATTGGGTTTGCTGGCCATCCAGCTTCAGATACTGACTTTACTCTGAATTCAACAACCTCACCCGCTTGAATAGGAATATCCAGCTGATTAATATTTACAGCTTGACCATCTTCAATACTTTCAGTTGCCCAGATATACTTACCAGTGACTTCATCCTTGATTCTCTTTCTTGGCTTAGATGCAACCTCTACCCAGTTTGAGAACGAAGCTGTCTTCTTTGATGTGCCATCTACAACATCAATCTGTTCAACACCCGCAGGCGTACCGTCAGATGATAGGTATCTATATTGTACTTTAAATTGTACAACCTCTTGTGGTAGTGTATCAGCAGCAAGCTTTGCTGTTGGCATTGTCCAGAAACCGCGCACTCTGTATTTCGCAGAGATATTAGACACTGAACTATTATCAGCTACTGATTTAATTTGATTAACCAAAGATGAATACATCTGAGATTCAGCTGTTCTTTGATTAAGGATAGACGTAAGCTCGTTACGGTCTCTATCTTTTTCAATAGCTGATGTGTATTTCTTCGTAGCAATTTCTCCACGCTTTTGTGAGATTGCTGAATCAATACTCTTAATAGTTTCCTCAACAGAAACTTTATTACCGTTAAGCTTCTTAATTGATTGGAACGCCGAGTTCTTTGTAAGGTGTGAATTAACCTGAACAACCTTGAAGTTATTTACATCAAGTACTGGAGCATTTGGCTTAACACCAAGTGTTGATGGTGGAATAGAATCATCCTTAAGTGCTTTGATCATTTGACCAAAGTCAGCAACCTCTGCCTTATAATAAGTAGCAAGGTTTTGAACCTCGCCATTGTCTCTTGTAATAAGAAGTTCATTGGAATAGAACGCCGTACCAGGTGACCAATTCTCAGCTTCAAGATTTGAATCTGGATCAACTGGCTTAATGAATACAACTTGTCTTTCATCAAAGCCAACATTAACCTCAATGCTATTATAAGCTTCTTTGCCCTTGTAGATTTTTAGTTGGTCAACACCAACCATGATTGATTCATAACCTTCAAGTAATAGTAGTTCAACTTCAAGAGTATCCGTGTTAAGAGAAACAATTCTATACTTAGTTGAAGCATTACCAGAGTTAACAAGTAGTTCATCACCAATCTTTAGTGATTCCGTATCCGACATTGTTTTAGACGAATCGCTGTATGTGAACTTATTGAGTGTATAAAGCTTGATAGTTTTTACTTGAGTAATACCATCAACAATAATGTTACGCTGTGTTGTTCTAACATTAGACACAGAGAATGCACCGGAGTATTGAGATGATCTTACAGGAGCATCAATAATTTCCTCGTCAACAATATACTTGATAGAGTTAGTTGCAAGATTTGAGACTAATGTATTGACTTCTAAGACATCTAGGCCCTTAAGGTTATCATCGAACCATTCAGTAGAGTTAGTGTCATTAGAATCGATTAAATACCTTCTCAGCTTGATTTTTTCAGTGTCAGCTGGTACTTGACCGTTAACATTTAGTTGAACCTGTAATAATGGGTTTAAGAATGCTTCAAAGAAGTTATTAGTCTTAGTAATAAATTCTCTTGGAGCTGAAATTGAAGTAACAGATTTTGCTGGGGTCTTTAGCTTAGATTTATTAATTTGTCTAAATGTACCATCAGCCATCTTCACAGTGGCGTCGCCAGTATTTAGGCCAGATAGTGATTTGAAGTTTAGATCAAGTCTTTCAATCTCACGCTTCAAGTAACCAAAAGCTGGAACTTGAACAGTCTTAAGATTGCCCTGTTCATCAAATAGATCCAGTGATACTGTTTTTTTATCAGTAGTAATGGCTTCAGAGATCTTTTCAAAGTTCTCCAAAGAGTTCTGGTTCATTTCCAGAAACTGTCTAATAATTTGCGAAATACTGTTATTTGCCATCTTATCTTAGTACGTCTGCTACAAACGTTAGTGTTGCTTGATTTGTACAAACAATCTCAATATAAGGTTTGCCATTTCTCAAATCGCCATTTACAATTTGAGCAACTTGTGACCAACCATTTTTCTTGTCTGTATAAATGTTGATGTTGTAACCGTTCATTTCAATAATGTTATCAAAAACTAGCTTTAGTGTTTGACCATCTTTCCATGATGCAGTGCTATCATCAATGTATATATTAACATCATTATTTGCCACGCTTCCACCACTCTTAATATTAACTCTCATCATATTCTCAAATGGCTTAAGTCTTGCAAAGATACCTTTATTTAATGCATTAGATGCATCATATGCAGTAACCTGTAGACCAGATGTAGATGTAAGATTGTCCCAATCAAATAGAGTTAGAAGCTTGTATCCGTATACGTTATTGTTAATCTTAATCTTATTAGGCACAGATTTATCAACTGTAGTACCTAGACCGTCGTGAATAACATTTGTATTGTATTGCACTTCTGTTGGAATAGTACCATCAACAATCTGATTGATGCGTCTATTGATTTCAGTAATCATTTGTAGAAGTGAAGTCTCATCGGCAAAGTTAAGTGCCGCATTTTCAAGCTGAGTTTGTAAAGTAACAATTTGTTGCTTCATCAAATCAGCGTCCTCAGATGATAGGACCATATTCTCCATAACATCAAGTCTATTAGCAATGGCATCATATCTACTGTTTGCCTGCATTAGAAGCTTTGCTGCGTTCTCAAGAACTGATGTAGTGTCAAAGAAAAGATCCATTGAGAACGTTGTAAAATCGTTGATAGAATTTTCAACGCCAACATTGTCAAGTGAAGTATTGTATTTGATATTAAGCTTTAGTGAATAAGCATTACCGTTCAAACCAGTAATTGAGTTTGGCTTGAATTTTACAAATTCTCTAATCGTGTTATCCTTAAAGTTATCAAGCAATAAGATACCATATAGGTTTGTAGCTCTATTGCCTGGGTTTGATTGTGAATATAAATCGTAATAAACTAGAACAGCATTAAACTTAAAGTTACCGCCCTTTTGTGAAAAATCATGCAGTGTATTGATTGAAGAGTTAACGCTAACAGCATAGTAACTACTTTCATTAAAATCAATACCAACAGCTGGGTTTAGATTTGTGTTGACATCATATTCACCATTTGTATCAACTAGTGTATCTAAGCTAAAACCAACTTCAGGGTGTGTTGTTGTAGCTCTACCTTCAATCTTTGTGTTAGCTGTAAGTGTTAAGCTTGTTGTATTATACGTATCGTTTTCAAAAAGAACAACTGGCGTATAACCAACAGATGAAGGTACATTAATAAAGATTTCCTGGTATGTATTTGCAGCATAATTCTTGTCATTGATTACATCAATAGTTCCAAGATATTTAATGATACGCTCATAATCATTACCTGTGCCACTTGCATTGTCCTCCTCTGTGTATCTACCTAATGTAGAAACGGCTTCACCAGAAGTCGCCGTTCTCAATCTAAACGCACCAATAGATTGTAGATACTTAAAGAAGATCTTTTCAGCATCAGATTTATATAGGATTGGATCAAAATCATCATCATTTCTAATGATTTCTTCCAGGTTTAATGCATAATTCTGCAGTGTTTCAGCCCAAGACCTGTTAGTGTCTAGGCTTGGCACATAGTTATTACCCGCAACATCCTCAAGTCTTTCAAATTCGATTGTATTAAGACCGTTAACCTGAGCAGTAACCTCTGGAAGATCAAGTAGGGCATATTGAGAGAATTCAAACTTTAAGTCTGGATCTCCTTGTGCTCTTGTTAAATCTCTTGCAGCGGAAGCAAAGGCGTACATTGTACCACCCTGCTCTTGCACGGTTCTTACTAATGGTGTTGCCATGGATATATTTATATTTTATTAAGCGATGTTAATATTAATTGGTGATGCAGCGATTACATACCAATCTGAACCAACATATCTTAGAGTAATTGTACCAGCTGGGTCAAGTTCAATTGTAGAAACACCAGCAACAAGCGAAGCGTCTACAGTAACCATTGCATTAGTTGCAATGATTGTAATTTCTTGACCATCTTCAGCTTGTGCCAAGCTTACAGAAGGCGCTGAGTTACCATCAACAACATATGTTGAACTTGTATAACCCAAAGCACCTGGCATGCTTGTTGAAACTGCAACAGAACCATATACAACACCAGCACTTGCAGTAAGCAGTTTAGAAACCTCAGTAGCAACATCAATAGTTACTGCAGAAGCACCAAGTGCAATATCACCGCCAGCAACAGAAATCGCAGTAGCTTCAATATTATTTACGCCAGTTAGGTTTGTTGTTGTTGGGTCTAGAAGTGACGTTACCGATGTAAGCTCGTCATTAATAGCAGTGAAATTATCATTTAAAGTTACTCTAGAACTTGATAAGCTATCTGTACCCTGAATTAGTGAAATGATTGCCATTTTACGTTTTTTTATTTAATTGTTAGTGCGTTTTTGCTTATTTCATTAGTGTTACCATTAACATCAGTAACTTTGAGCTTAATTGTGTAATCACCCTTATGCTCAAAGAGATATGTTAACCACTTATTATTGTAGTATATATCTTCAACGTTTTGACTGTTATTCTGAATAGTCCATGAATAAGCGACCTTACCCGGTATTTTAGATTTATCAACCGAGAAAGTAACGTGTGATAGAAGTTCTAAGTCTGTATGATCATCAATAATTTTGATGTCATTGTACGTTGGATTGTATGATTTATAGTGAACCTGGTCTTCAATTTGAATTGAACCAACCAATACTTCAAGCGAGCTATAATCATAAACATGCGAATACTGTTTACCAACCACAAGAATGCCTTCACAAATTGTAGGTGAACCCGCTTTGAAAATTGGATTATAGTTAAACTTAGATAACACGTAATCCGTTGAAGCATTTAATAGATCTGCAGTATTTTGAAATGCAGCTGTATCTAGTGGGTCGGTTAGATCATCGAGTAGTGTAATAATGCCACTGTAAGTCGTATTATTAGCTACATTAAAATAGTTAACCTTAAGTTCAGAACCGATATCACCGCTTATGATTTTGAACGAAGATGTTTGGTCCATACCAACATAAGTCGCATCCCACCAAGTGTGCTTACCGTCATTCCATGTATGCTTTGAAAGGTTTTTCCAAAAGTATGGTCCAGTAGTTTCACCATAACCTCCAGGTTGTGCAGTGTCTTTATATCTACGAACCATTGAAAAGTTAACACCCTGTGATTCATCATGTAAATAGTTTGCTCTGTCAAGAGTTAAGTACAGTGTACCAATTTCAGCATCAACATCTTCTGTATTCTGCTGTGGGAAAACCCAATCACCACCGGCATCTTCCCATTTATATGTTGAATTACCCCAAAGAACATTGTCAACATCTTTCCACTTAGTGATACCGTAAATTTCAATAGATTTCATTTTAACCTCAACCGCGTCTGGGTATCTAAGAACAGTTACATTGTTAAACAAATCAACCTGTTCAAACTTGATAGAATACTTACCAGTATATGGAAGTGCTAGGGCAACTTTTAGGTAATCATCAATTGAACCGACAATTTGAACAGACCAGTTCTTTGGACCAGTAATAGTCCAACGTAATTCATATACGTTTCTCTTCCACCAGTTGTCCCATGTAATAAATGATTCAGCATCGTCCCATGTGAATTCAGCATCATTCCATGTATTGGCAAATGAAGTGCACTCAAGCATAAGTGGTGCACCAATCTTGAGGTCAATACCACTATCCTTGAAAGTACTTCTATCTAAATTATAGTAATCAGTATAGAAAGCTTCAACATCAGTATATAGTGTCGCCATATCTGTACCATCCACCTTTGAGAAGTCTTGTGATTTACCTTCAAGGATTGTTGAAACTTTTTCTAAATCTTCAATAAAAATAATGTCTTGATGGATCTTGATAGAAGGTTCAACACCCGCATTGATAGATGTGATTTCATTCTGGTTATTCCATACATTTGTATTATACAGATTGTAGAAGTCGCCTTCACCGATAATATCGATAATCTTAGCTTGAAGTGGTAAGTATTCACGCTGAAGCTTATTCTTCAGACCATATAGCTTTACAATAACTTCGTCTGGTGTAAAGTCAAATGCCTCTTCAACTGTTGGCATATCCCATTCATCAAATGAACCCGTAGGTGTATTAAGCTTATAGAATAAACCAAACCTTGAAGTCTTTTTGTATGAAGAAGATGGTAGCGCAACCTGCTTTAGTTTAGAAACAAAACCATTTGTTGCCGATGGCACTTCAACCGCTTTCATCTTACCAAACATTGGCGAGCGGTCATCAATCATTAACCAGTATTCTTTAAGCGTAAGATTATTATAGCCAAAGAATTTAATAGCATTAATAAGGGCTTTGTATGTACCGACAAACGGTTTAATGTTTGATAATTCTAATAAAAGCTCCTTACGTTTTCTATTGATTAGCATCCAGTCGGTACCAACCTCATTAATATCATGGTCCTTAAAAAGGAATTGGTCCTTTGCAGTAAGTGTTGCGCCGAAATTTGATAAAAGTATTTCAAGTCTTTCGTCTTCACCTACTGTTTCACCATATACATAAATCTCTGCAATAAGATAGTTATCAACCGTATCATAAATACGTAGGTATCTATAGTGACCAGCTTCATCCTGTGAGTTGATGGCCAATGTAAACTGAATAGCTTCTTTTGAATATGAATCACCAAGTGTATGGATGCCGTCTGTTGTACTTGTTGGTAGTGTACTAGGTTGTGGTTCAAATAATAATGAATCAACATTAGACACAATAAACTCATCATCAACTAGGTTTGTTGTAATAAGATTAATGTCTCTAGATGTATTCTTGGCATTTATAAATTCTGCCTTAAACTGAGAACCTACATTACTACCAATTGGCTTGACAATAATTGGCGCGCCATATTGATTGTATGCTTCTTCAAGCATGAAAATAGTTGCAGTTTCATAAAGACCAGTCGATACCTCCTTTAAGTGCAAGCTACCCTTAAATACACCGTCATTAGAATCATAAACCAATTCAATCTCCGATGCATTACCATTAAATAATCTAATACCTGAATAACGCATTACTTAACCCTCCACTCGTCCTTATTTACGCTAAAAGCTTTGAACACTTTTAGTCTTGAAACAGTTTTAATATTTTCTACAAACAGGTCTTGAATAAAAGAAATAAAGTCGGTAAGAGTGTCATTTCTTTGAATGTGCTTTGATAGCGCATTTCTAAGAATACTCTTTGAATAATCGCGACCTTGATTTTTGCGCTGATCATTCATAGTCTTAGTCAGACTGTACTTCTTAATAATCTTATATCTATAAAGACCTTCGTATAAATTCATTACAATGATTTTCTATTTGCAGATTGAATTTTTGTATATACAGTTCTTGGAACCGGCTTCGAGAAGCTAACAGACAGTGATGCCATTTGTCCAACCTTTGGCTGGTCAACAACAATACCACCAGATCTATCTTGCCATCCACCTCTGAACATAGCAACTTCTTCTTTATCAAGAATAATGTCACCGAATTCATCAAGACCCGTAACGTACTCCCTGACATCAGCTGGAATACCATTTGATGGATTAAATGTAACCGTGTTAGACGTCACAGTCTTTTTGAAGAATAGGATACGGTTCTTACCGTTACCAACATCTTCAAGAACCGGAGCTTGAGGTGTGATGGTAGTCTGAGTCACTGTATATGAACCAGTCCTAAGAGCATCCTCTTGAGACTTTGAAAGGAACTGTACGTTAACAGAATCGATACCATCAATATTTTCAATAAGAGCTACAATATCCGATTTAGGAAGTCTATCTCTTCTTGTAATCTTAAGAAGATACTCAGATACTTTTGCTCTAATATTATTCATAAGTTGAATTTCATCAAAACCCTCAAAGTGTCTTACAGAAACGTTCATTGCATATAGCTTTTGCTTTGGTTCAACAAACTTAATTTCTGTAGTCACCATTTGCTGGCCAGATGTTTCGATAGCCGTACGGATCGCATCAAGCTCAGAAGGCATAAAGAAGAATTCTTCAACAGGCAATGAGAAGTAATCCTGTGAAGATGTTGTCTTAGATGCAACCTCAGGTAGAAGGAATAGGTAGATAACATTGTCATCATCTAAGTATTGATCATCTGTCAAGTTGTATGCATCTATATAAGAGAACATATTGTATCTAGCCAAGAAGTGTTCGTAGTTATCCGGTGTAGCCAGTACAAATGACTTTGATTGCATTGGCGCAATTAGCTTTGTAAATTCAATTGATTCAGCGTCCGCACCCATTTTAGGTGATGAAGTCACCTGCATTTCAAGTAGTTCATTTAAGTCATATTCGTTCTTAACACCATCGTAGCCAGTGTCAACAAACTTAAAGGTCACATCTTTCGATTCACCAAGATTACCCGCGGCACCCTTTGTCTTAATATATTCAACAGTAATAAGAGCACCGTTATTTGGAATCATACCAAAGTTACCATTACCAAAGAACAGGTCAATACCACCCAAGATACCAGTCTTTACAATAACGCCGCGAGTGGATGCATTCATGTCATATAATGAATTGTAAATTGTCCACGATTCACCGTTAACTGCAACCTTTACCTGGTCGTGTGCTGTAGGTCCACCAGTCTGGATATTGAAAGTTTGAAAAGCTTCACCAGTACCCGTGACTGTTTGGTTTTCAATTTGACCCTGAATAATAGGTATTTTAATATAATTAAATTCTGATTTGCTCAATGAAATAATATCAGAAGAAGTACGCATTAAATAAACATGACCGTTTAGATCTGAACGGATTTGGCTATTGGCTGGAATGTATAAAGCACTTCCTGCAATATCATTTTGTGTACCTGGTTTCCATCTAATCTGTATTTCACCAATAGATGAAAAACCTCTTGATGGATCGTGTCCAGTTAATCTTGCCAGACCATAAACTGATTCTGGTTGTTGAGCAGTCATAATATTCTGTTCAACTGTTGAATCTTCAATGTAATAAAAGATCATCTCAGTTAATTCAGACATTACCTGGATAATTTGCGCAAATGGCGAAGCTGCCGTAAATAAATTACCAGCTCTACCATAGACCCTACTTACGTACTGTCTTGCGTCCTCTTTAATTTCAGATGCCTTGATTCTAGCAGCTTGTAAAAATTTAAATTCAGCCATTTATTTAGTTCATTAATTTATGTAGACACCAACTTGATATTTGCTATCAATTGTAACGTCTATTTGCGCAATGTCTCTGACCTCACCTCTATAGAAAGAAACAAGAACCTCAACATTAAATTTTGCAGCCAATGGTACAAAACGTTTAAATTGTTCATTGACAATACCCTGAATTTGAACCTCATTATAACCTAATGAATAAACTAGGTCTTCCAGGTTGCAACCAAAATCAGGTTCGCCAAGTACTTCACCTCTATTTGTAAACAAAGTCGTCTCAATCTGTCCAATGAGTTGGGCTACCTCACTCTCAGAATGTACTTTATACGGATCATAATTAGGATCACCAATTGTTTTAACATAGAAGTCCATAGTAATATTATATATTCATCTTATGAGTGCATCATCCAATCAGTGCCTTCGTCCGATTTAATCTCTTCAATAATCTTATCAAGCTCGTCTTGACCCATACCCTGGATAATATCGGCATTGATAGTAATACCACCCGGTAGGTTGTAACTAAAGATTGCAAGCTTTTGACCAAACGCAACCATAACCTTAGCAACAACATATCTAAAAAAGATTTCATCTGCAAACAATGCACAGTCCGGAATAGTTTCATAAACTTCTAGGAATACGCCTTTCTTCGGTGTCTGTCCTGTGAACTTTAGCTCATGTGTTTGTTGTGAGTAGTGGAATGAAAGCGGATTCTCAAGAATCTGTCTAGACATTTCCATACCAGATTGGTTGATTACATAGTACTGTAAGTTTTCCATGGCATTAACCATACCAGCACCTTCATTTGAAAAAGAACCGTAAATCATACGCTCAATATCAAAGTCACCAGTTTGAAACGCAATTGAAGTACCAAAGCTACCGCTACCAGTTTCAAAAACACCGTATACAGAATAAACTTCACCACCGCCTGTAATGCTAGATGGTCCAGGCATTGTTAGTGCTCTTCTTCTTTTAAAGTGATCAGTTTCAAATACTTCCTTTGGGATGTATAAGAAGTTTTCAACCATAGAGTATTCATAGTTCTTATAGAACCATTGTTTAGCTCTTTTAATAATATTGTAGATCTCTGACTGTGGTAGATTCATTGGAATCATACAAGCACCAGTTACATATGAACCAATCTCGTTTAAAAAGTCATTTAAACAATTTGGATCATACGATGGTGGAGTTGTTAAGTCATTTAGATCTCCTACAAAAATATCGCCCATTTTTTTATTAATCTATTTTTTTTGATTGCACAATTTCAGTGCCATCAAATTTTGCTGTTTTTGCGGAGTACTTACCCTCCCTAAAAATGCCGTCCTTCATTGAACCTTTAAATACACCGTCTGTGCCAAATACATAGCAGTTTTCAGCAGAAGATGTTTGGTGAACATATGAAGACTTTAGTTTTGAATTTTTAATAACAGTTGACTGATATAAATTACAAGTCTCAATATCACAACCATCTAATTTACATTTATAAAAGTCACTATATTTTACCTCACCTGCAATTTCACAATCTACAAATTCATAAAACTCAAGACCGTGCGCACCCTTAAATACACCATCCTTGATTTGAATCTTAGACCTATCTGAGTCGTAGTTAATATGACCCTTTGTCATGCCACCCTCTGATATCAATTTAATAACACGCTCCTTGATTTGGTCCCAGTACATATCAATGGTCTCACCCCTGTTACCACCATCTTCACTAAGGTCAAATGTAAATCTGATATCATCAAATTGTTTAAAGTTTCTATGGTCTCTATACAAGTCAAGTATTGGTTGCATGTTACGCATAATTTTACGTAACTCAAGTCTATTCAATTCAGACAAGCTTGAATCAGAACATACATCATGAAGCTGTGTAATAAATAGGTCCATCAATTGTAGGATGTCAACCGTGCGTTTTTGATAATCAGTACCACCCAAGTATCTGAATTCAAGATAACCCTTTTCTTGCTTCAAGAAATTTACACCATAATACTTGGTGTCTGGATATTTAAACTGTGTCTTATTTACAGTATTCTCATTGAATAAATACATACCATTTTTTGGTAGGATGTATTTAATAGATTTTGCATATACAAGATTCTCTCTTTGTGGGAAGTATTTATAGACTTGATCCTCTTTAAATTCAAGTACAAATTTAAGAGTATTCATATGTGTTATAAAATACTTGCCATAAGTTCCTGATTGAAATGAAATATTTAAGTGTAAACCACAACGGTCATTTGTGTAACCATTAGTATCAATCCACTTAAGCATCTTGATAGCAATCAATCTAGCGTCCGTATATGGCAAAGGGCCAGTAACTAATTCAATTAGCCCGGCCCCGCCCGACATGTCGGGTTCCATTTTAAATACCTTATCAGATGGCTGAAAATCCGAGTGTGCTTTCTTTTCTATTTGGATCTTTCGACCCAATAGTTCGCCTACCGATTTTGCAGTTTCTTCTACAGAAGTATTTGAATAAAATTCAAATTCAAATCCAACTTGTGAATTTAGAAGAACATCTTTATTGTGTTGGTTTAACATAGGTGGAATCTATCTTGTTTAAGTATATATCCACCTCACATAAAGGTTAGTTGGAGCTTAAGCCCCAACCACCTTTAAGAAAACCTTCTTCGTATCATTGTCAATCTTGGTAATTTCGACAGCAACCTCGTCACCCTTTGTAAATCTTTCAGTCAATGAAATATTCTTTTCAAAGTTAGATACGTGTGCCATACCAGTGATAGTTCCATGTAAACCAACAAATACGCCGTAGTCTTTTACAGATCTAATCTTACCTGTAACTACAGATGGAATTTGCAAATCTTTTGTGAACTCTTCCCAAGAGTTGTCTTCCTTAACTTCTACCTGTTCAATTTGAGTAAGGATAATCTTCTTGTTATTAACAATCTCCTTAATCTTAAATTCAATTTCATCACCTGGTTCGATTGAATTATTCTTATGCTTGGCAGACCATTCTGGACTTAGGTCATTAATGTGGATCATACCTGTCAAACAGTTATTGAATTCACAGAAGACACCAAACTTAGCCGTACCGGTCACAAAACCCTTCTGTACTGCGTCCAAATTGTTTTCAAGCTCACCAATCATTTTTGGAATCATAGCTTGTAGATAAGCTCTGTGTGAGACCACAATAGTACCACGCTTAGCAGAGAATGAATCAGGCACAACATACATTTCAGTACCGACGATTGATTCAAAATCAGCCAGCTTATTGATACCTGCTAGTGAACCTGGCATGAAACATTCAATACCTTGAACCTTAACAATGTAACCACCGCCTGGAATCATTGAAGTAACCTTACCCATAAATGCAGTACCACCTTCGTCAGCTGCCATTCTAAGTTCAGCAAATATAACTTGCTTAGCACCTTCAGTAATTGATGCAAGTGCATATTCACGTGCTTGAGTCTTATCACTAAGAACCTTTACAGATACTTCATCACCTGGTCTGTAATCCGCAATAACATCACGGTCTTCACGAGACAAGTCGATATACAACATTTCTCTATAGTTTACATCAACCGTTGCCCATCTAGTAGACATAGAATGAAGCTTACCAGTCATAATAGACCCTTCAACAAGTTCACAGATTTCATCCAAATGGAATGAAGCATTGTTGTACATGTTGTACATCTCCTGTGCATTTGATGCGTGTGAATAAACAATGTGTTTGTGGTTTAGCGTCTTAACCTTATGATTAGGTTTTAGCTTGTGGTTGTGATGCGCTTCGTAACCGTCCCAATCAAATTCACCATTAGGAAGGATGAAGTTATACTCATCATGGTTACCTTCCAGGGTTAGTTCGAAATCGTCTTCTTGTACTTCGTTTAAGAGTTGTACATCCTCTGTTTGAACTTCAACTTTTCTTTTGCTGATACGTTCTCTTTTTTTGTTTTCCATTTTTTTGGTTTAAATAAAAAGGTGAATAAAAATAAATAATAAATTATACATTATATACCCTATTTTTATAGGGTCAATTTTTTAAAGTTAAGAACCCGGGCGACCGCCAATTTGTCCTACATTATCGGGGTTATAACTACCCGCGGCAAATGCCCGATTGCCAGATGAAACGATTTGTGGTTGCGGAACCTTTAGCCATTCGTTATAGCTCTGGAATAATTCACCCCATTCCGCTTCAATCTCGTCAGAGCTATTTACTAATTTCTTAACAGCTTTACGGTTCTTTTTCTTAAGTGGCCATTCACCATTAACGCTATATCTTGACTGTGCTTCAATCTGAATTTCTTGACCTGTTATTGTAGCACCCTCTTCAATATTACCACCGCCGGCTTCAGGGTGTTCGGTTTTATAACCATCATCTGAATTCTTAGCTTCTTTTTCAGCTTTAGCAAAAGCATCTTTTAATGATTGCTGTACTCTTACAATAGGTGCTGCAAGTTGAACTATATCTGTTACAGCCCTATGTTCACCAAGTCCAAGCTCATCCATAAGTTTTAATACAACTAATACACCGGCAAGTACAATATCAATCTTAGTTTTAATTGCAATAATCTTAAGACTAATTTTCAAAACACTACTTAGTGGGTTTGGAGCTACTGGTCCAACAACCGGTGGCATGAAGGCATCCGTGATAGACATAGTTACCTCTTGTGCAACACTACCCATAGTACTTTGCATATCTTTAATCTCAATCTTTAATTGATCAAGCTTATCCTTAAATGCTGCCTTACCAGGTCCCTGTAAAAATGCCTTAGTCTTTTCTTTCTCAGCTTTTACTAAATCTTTAATAGTCTTTTTATCAACTTCAGGATTAGCTTCCTCTAAGTCTTTTTCAATTGTTTTAAAACCAAGCTTATTATCCATATACAAGTCCATGATAAAATCATCACCCGGTAAGATAGCACCAACTGCTAAATAAGCCGTAATAGCACTTGTAAGTTCGGCAAGCATTAAATCATTTGAAGCACTAGATGAACTAGGGGCATTAGAAGTACCTGAAGTACCAACCGAACCAACACCTGGATTTGCGGCACCGCCGCCCTGTGTTTGATCACCACCGGTCTCCTGTGTACCACCATTGCTATTAGACATCGGTACACCACTATTTGGGGCTACTATTCTTTCTGGCATGTTTTATCTCTTTTGCTTAAAAGTTTTAAACTTAGCTTTAGTCAATCCAAGCTGAATAGTTGTATTCGGTAATACTGGACCGCCATATGGAATATGTTTATGATTGCTAATAGCATCAACAATTTCTTCAAGTATCTTTGATAGTGTTTCACCCTTTACTGCTGGCTCACTTTCATCATTATAACTTGATGCTATAAAAATATCATCAGCATTGATATAAACTTTACCATCCTCCGATAGTCTAACCATTGGCGCGCCAGCTGCGCCGTTGCCTGTTGAGATAATAATACCTTCACCCGGTGAATAAAAAACCTTTGCGTTTTTTTCACCATCATACATTAAAGAAATAACATTTTCCGGTTCTATTGAACCACTTAATACGTCGTCTTTTAAAGCCGTATTGTTATTAATGTTATATTTATAAAGAGGTGTATAGATATTACCGTTGTCAAATATAATTGCAACTATATCGCCAACCTTAGGTACATTATATGAACCGTGTGTATTATTGGCAGCCAATGCCCATGGGATATCCTCAGCATCTAGTAAGTCGAACTTACCAAATACTTTGACTTTGCATCGACCGAGTTGTTGTGGATCTTTATTATCAACAACTTCTCCAATCCAATGCGAGTCCCTAAGATTATCTGTAAATAATTCTCGTTGGTTCATTATTCATTAACATTACCTAAATTTTGCCTCTGGCTACTTATATTATTTATCGTCGGCAAAATTGAGTTAATTGAACCTGCTCTCAACGCGGTACCCAATGTTGTACCACTACGTACACCAAAGATATTCTCCCTGGCATTCTTTAAAATATTATTGGTTTCGGCTTTAGCCGCCGTTACATTATTTTTAAATATGTTTTCAGGTATTCTTGAAACACCACCTGCAAGATTGTCAAGTTGATTAACAGCCCTCTCAAATGCAACATCAACACAGAACCATATACATTGTTTGGTCTTGTAATATTTTGAATAGGATTTAAATTGTTTAAACCACCCATTGCAGTATTTAGTGCATCATTAACGGCCTGACCGGCACGTGATGCATACGTCGTGTTACCCGGTACCTCTAGACCAACACCTGGATTATCATCAATAGTTTCACCCAGCATACCATTTAAATATTGTGCTGAAATCTTTTCTATAGTTTCATATTTAATCCTAATCTTTGGCTTTGGATTTTCAGGCGCTGCACTATTAAGATTTTCAAGGACTTCTTTACCAGATGTAATATCAAACTTACAAGCACCAAACTTAAACATAAAGTGAGGTTTAAAATCAGCAGTAATATTAGTATTAATATTTGTATTACCTATTGATGTCTGGATGTTTCTAACCTCAGACACAATCACATACATGTTGAATCTTTTATAATTCTCTGGCAATACTTGTGTCCAACCCTTTAAATTATAAACAGCTTCACGGTAAAGGTCCATCAAACCAGATATTGGTAGGTTGATAGTTTCATTACATTCAATTTCAAGTTTTGCATCATCACCACCCCAATAAGGTTTTGTCATATCAAAATCAAGAGCACGATCAACACCAGTAATTGAATTAAAATACCATGGCATCTCTTGGTTGATTAAGAGCATAGTGTCAATAAAAGCACTAAGCTTGTCAGCTCTACGGTCTTCACCATATTGTTCTCTTAGTGACTTCACCGCAACATCCTTATTAAATAATGGACTTGTTACATCAAACATTAATGTAAATGTCAAAAATGTAGGATCCTGGTATGGATTCTTTGCATTTTTATTAAGGTGTCCTTTTAAGAACTGATATTTAGTTTGATCTGCCATTGTTTATATATCACATATTTCCCATCTGGGCCGGCCACTCTCTACGAGCTAGCTTAAGGACCTGACGGTATTGGTCGTCTTGATTATACTTGTACTGAATGCCAATAATAACATAGTGACCACTTAAGAATTCATCCAATGTAAAAGTACTGTAATCACCGTCTTGCTTCACAGATTCAGCTTGTAGTTCAGATTCCTTTGTTGTGAAACCATCCTCAATTGCTTTTTTATTCTGGTCGTCTTGAAGTGCTGCGGTAGATATCTTATAATTGTAAATAGTTACAGGCACTTTCATATACTTATAAAGCGCTGGGTTTGCCACGGCCAATTCAACCTCAAGCTGTAACTTATCTAGCTCTACCATATTCTGAATATTATTAACTGCCGCAAAATTGTAATTCAAATGAGTAGCATCAGATTGAATACCAACATACTTTTGTTTATAATGCGAAGCCCATTCATCATTGTCATTATTACGACGACCTTTTAGTGGCTCCTCATTATCCGCAATCGTACTACTGACCAATGATTCAACATCAAATTCAACCAGTGTATTTGTATTAGCCAAATCAAAAAACTGCATCTTACGCTTGTATCCATTCTCCAAAGCTACTTGAGTTGCATTATTAAGAAGGTTGTAGCTTTCAATGTATTGATTTGTACCATTAACTAAGTGATGGTTTGAAAGTATCAATTGCACATCGCTCTTACCGGCGCCCTCTTTTGGATCAGTACCCCTTTCATTAAAAACCTTTGCCGAAATCATTTCATGTATTTCAATGTCATTTGGCGCATTGAATACTGTCTGTAAATCTACGTAATTAATATAGTAATATGGATCAATTGAATAAGTTTGAAATGCATTATCTGAGACATACGAATGTAATACAGTGTCTGAAATAAGTTCAAGCTTAGATTGGTATGCACAAAATCTACGCATCTTATCATCAGTTGCACCGATGTTTGTTGCTAGTCCAAGCTGTAGGTCTTGTGCAATTAATTTGATATGTTCAAGTGATGTATTTTCACCGTATGATTTACATTCATCCGTATACATTCCAGGTATCCTAGCAATAGCTCGAACCCTATATACAGAACCGGAACCATTAGTTATTTCAGTTGCATTTGTTGGAAACCCTTTAAATTCAAGAATGTTAAAGTCCATTCTAATATCTTTATATGTACCGGCTTCATCAAGCTGTATTCTTAAACTAAGAATGTCACCATCTCTTGGAAACTTGTCAACAGACAACAATCCCTGTCTATCTGAAATCCTTGCACGGATTTCTGGGTACTTGCCATTTAAGTCTAGAGTAAAGTCTTCAATATCACCTTGTGTAAAAACATACTCATTAATTTTAATATACGGCGCAGCCCCACCTTGAGTATCCGATATACCATCACCCGTTGCACGCTCGCCAATATTAGGCATTTGCATAGGTTCTAGTTTTATACTAGGTTCTAGTATTGTATAAATATGACTATCTAATGCCATAATTAAACTTGGCTAGGATTTAAGTCCGTGATAGGACCAGATGTAGCATCTTTATTTACTTGACCGGTCTTAAGTCTATTTGGTGGTAGCGCTTCTACCTGTGCAATTGACTGAAGGTATTCAAATCGCTTAATATCTTTTTCAGTCATTCTACGTTGCTTTAAGAACTTTTCTTTTTGAGTTTCTTTTGACGAACGGCTTGGCTTAATAAACTTTTTAAATGAAGTAATATTTACGGGAATAAAAAGAGTGTCGCCTTCATTAATGGAAAATGGATTTGAAATACCATTAAACTTTAATAGGATATCAAGCATCTTATCTGTTGAATAATATTTTAAAGCAATTAGATCAGGTCTATCTAGTTCATGTAATGAAACCTCGTGCTCAATAAGAGTATCCGGGTTCATATTAAAAAATACCGTTGTAGGTTCAGTCATTACAACTTTACCATCAACAATTCTTTTATCTTTTAGTGTACGAAAGTCCATTATCCGTTAGCCATTTTTCTATAGATACCAGCTTGATGCGGTGTATCTGCATTACCATAAACTGAATTGTTTGTACTGTTATTAGTATTAACGCCGCCTTCCGGTGTTAGGTACATACGTTCTCTACCACCATTAAACATTCTTTCAATGTCCGCCTTATCTCTCGGTCTAGCTGGCTTTAGCGAAACAACAACAGTTAATTCAGTCGGGAAACCCTCGTATGACATTTCACCGCCAAACTTAAAGTCCGCCTTATCACAATATAAGTTACCAATCGTAGCGATAGGCGCCATTGGATTACCAATAGTTACATGGTATTGACCAGTAGGATCACCAGTCAAAAATGCTTTAATAGCTTCACCACCTTGTGGAGTACCAAATAAATCCATAAGTCCGCCGCCGATTATATTCTGTGTAAACTTATTACCCATAATACCATTCTCTTTGATATCAGCAACAATATTACCAACCTTACCAAATACGTCACCAACAATAGAACCCAAGAAACCACCAAAGTCACCAGACTTTAATTTACTAAAGTCACCAAATGGTTGATTCATACCTTGCGCACCACCAGTATATCTAGTTGATCCACCCCAGAAGTTACCATTATTATATGTAAGCACTAACATGTTTGCCAGTAAATCTAAGAATGCAATTTTCGGCGATACACCATCAAGTTGTCTTAAGCTATAATGAAACGTTAGGGACATGTCGCCCGTAAAATCAAGACCAGCTTTTCTAACCATTACCTTATCAATAATGTTGATAGGACCAAATACGTGGTTTGGATATGTACCCTTTGTAGCATCATAGCCGCTATTTGCCGCCTGTATTTGACTAGCATCCATTCCATTCGCAGCGCCTAAAGCAGCAGATGCAAAGAAGTTACCACCAATCATTTCACCAAGCTTACCACCTTTCTTTTCGCCACCCTGTATTTCTTGGATTTCAGATTTAACCTCTTCCCATACAGTGCTCACATCAAACTTTAAAATATCTTCAAGTTTATTGCCAATAGTTTCGTCCATCCACGTTACAGCACGTGCAATATCTGGCATGCCATTGTTAACAGTTTCTCCACCTGGTCCAATAACCATTGGATTAATAATATTATCTTCAACCGGCATAGGGAATCTTCTCAACGTAACCATATAATTATTAGATACCTTACCATAGTATTTAGCCATAGCAAAATCCGCAAATGACCATTGGTATCCTGGGTTATTCTTCTCTTTGGCCCAATCAATAATTCTTGTTGCGCTTGGGTTTCTATAATCAGTTAGATCTTGACCAGCATTAAGTGGTTTATTGTAGTCGGCATTTGAGATTGTATCAAGTGGCCCACCAACATAATTCATAAGTGACCAATGGTTGAACAGAGAAAATGGTACGTCTGGTTTACCAGGAATAGTCGTACCAGCACTATCTGTACCATTACCGCCATTTGCCTTACCCGGCGTTTCAACCTTATAAGATTCAGACGGCGCAGTCGCAGAGTACACGGCGCGTGTATCAGCAAAACCCGGCTCAACAGAACCTGGACTAATAAATGTTGTGTTTGTTGGTATACCACCGGCCGCGGCGATTTCAGCCCTTAGCTTAATAGCGGCAGCCCCCGTAATTCTTTCGCCGGTTAATTTATTAAAAAAAATACTTACACCACCTTCTGATTGCTCTATAAAATGATCAAAAGACTTGGTAATGGTTTGGCCATCTTTAGATGCTTCGGCCTCGTCCTTCTTTCGTTGTGCCCACGCTTTAGCATCGTAATACTGTGTAGTACCCCATTTTTTAAGGGATCCAGCTTCATCATATAACCAGCCGCCAACTGAATCAATTACGCCCATATATAGCTTTATTATTTATACTATATATCAAGCACCTATATCATCTAAATCTTCAAAGGTTGGTCTGCTTAAAATATCATCAAGATATTCCTCGGTAACATCTATCTTATCTTTTAAAAATCGCTTGAGCGCTGTTCTAAATTCATCCCGGTTATTAAATGCATATTTACCGCTTCTATACTGTGTACGAGTAACTGCATCAAAAATATCTCTTATGGATTTTTCAATAAGAAAGGATTCAATTTCATTATATAATTTTGTTGAATCGGCAAGCGTCTTTGTGCACATAACAGAATCAACAACCACCATGTATTTTTCAACACTCTTATGATTTTGTAAATGCTGTTCAAAGTCTTCTCTTGTATTGAATGAATTTCTATTAAATGCAAATGTTGTATCGTGTCCTAAAAAGTCTCGTTGAAACTTTTGGTTAAACATATAGCGTTTAATGAAATTGATATCATCATAGAACCTGATTATCTTAATAAGATATTGTGGATTATATGGGTCCATGGCCACATCATAAATAAGGCCACGTACTTGAAATAAAACGTTGGGGTTTGATCGGCTGGATATTAACGCATGACAATATTCCCCTTTTGGAAATATTCTATGATGTATCATTTGTCAATAAATTTAACAGCTTCAAATTGGCTTAATACACCACGTGTCGGATAATCAGTACGACTAATGATTGTAAGATTCATGGTGATTTCACAATCTTCTAAAATATCAACCAATGTACTTTTAAGACCATTAATCGTTTCTTTATTTAAACGCTTAATTAGGTATACTATAGTCTTAGGATGATTATCAAATTTATTCAGCTTTGAATTATACATCTTAAGCTGATTATGAATATGAAGGCCGATCATCCTGTCAGAGGGTTTCTTACAGGACACATCGGCCTTCATGAGTTTATTAGAAATGTCGATATAGTTGATTACATAAGAATTTTCGTCGTGATTTCTCACAAAACGATTAAATTCCATTTTAGTATTACACCAAATGCACTCAACTATAATGTTCATTACTTAGTTTGTAGTAATTTTTCGAAGTAATCAAGCTTAGCTTTTAGCTCGTTGATTGCTTCTTTAATTTCATCATCGGATGGTTTATAATGCTCGCCCCACTCGCTGATAATTTTAATTTGATCGGCTTGCTTTGAATTACCCAGATCAACACCCATATCCTCAGCCAACGTAAACAACATTTCAATCTTAGTATCAATTGTATCGTGACGTTCCAAGTCATATACAACCTTTGATTCAAAAGTCTCACCGGCTCCGTTGATATTATCATCAACAATAGTTTTAATGATGCCATTGTCGGCAATCTCAAGTGTAATAATCTGCATAATAAAATATTAATTCATTTTGCTTGCCTCGCGGAAAAGCTGGGTTGCCGCCTTACGGTCAGCACGGTATGTGTCATCAAACTTAACAGTAAGAAGTCTCCAACCCTCAAGCAGTTTTTCAACCTTTGCCTCGGAATAACCAAGACTCTCATAATTAGATTTCATTGAAGCTTCTTTGTCAGCCAAATAAAGTTCAAGTCTTTTCTCATCACGCTCGCGGTTTGCTTCAAATAGTTTTTTGCCTTCTTCGCGGGTTTTGCCATACCATAGTTGGCCGACCTCTGTGAATGGTCCGTACATATTTTTAATACGTAACATCTTTGCAACTCTTAGTTGCCATCTGCGCTCTTTACGATTTGCCATTTGTGTTTAAATTAATTGTCTGAATAATAATCTGATAAAAAAGTATTTACATTTTCCTTAATGTAATCCTGTAATTTATTTATCTCAATTTGTTGGAGGGCCACTTTTGTAATTTCATCCTGCAAGTCTTGCTCTTCCATACCTTCCAAAAGCATGCCATAAATAGATGGCGTTGGAATATTGATATTAATATTGATTGGAATTTGAACAACATTTTTCTTGCTCATTTTCATAATCATATTACCCATAACTGTGGGTGTCTCAACCACTGTTTCTACCGCAACCGGTGTTGAGGTATTTGTTACAACAGTTGGCGTTTGATTCTGTGCATCATCAGCCATCAATGCACCATCAGTTTTTAAAACTTCTTTATCACTCTTAACTTCAATCAAGAATTCTGGTAAAACATTTTTAAAAATACGTGTACCGTCCGTGAAGTAAATAAATTGTGCTTCCGGTTGTTCATCGGCAACTATTTGAATATTACCAAATTTCTCGCCCTTGATCCATTGGTATCGTACAACTTGCTTATCCTCCATAACTTCTACCTGTTCCATTTTACTTTTTGTATTTTTCTGTGAACTTTTCAGGAATAGATCCATTAGTTTTTTCATATGTTTCTAGAAAAGCTATTATTAATATCATTGAATCTGATGGGCCCATGAATGCATCTGTTTTTTTATATTGATCAAATACTTGCTTTGGATTTGCATCAATACAACTAATTAAATATTCTAGGTCTGGGATAAATGCTTTATTAAATGACATGTGTTTGGGTTACATTAATATTTGCTTTATTTAATAAATCTATACCACTCATATCACGATATGTTTCATTATAGAATACTTCTTTAATACCTGATTGAATAATCAATTTTGAACATTCAAAACATGGCGCTGTGGTAGTATATAAAATTGCACCATCAGATGATAGAGTTGATTTAGCAATTTTAGTTATAGCATTTGATTCTGCATGGAGTACTTCACGCTTAGTTGTATGTTCTGTTTTTACACAACATCCATCCATGCAATTAAAGCCATTATCTTCTAGATCATTAACAATATCCGGTGACGTTGCGTAATCTACATCAATCTTAGTAATTACATTATCTTCACATGCATTTTCAAAACCAACTGGGGTTCCATTATATCCAAATGAAACAATTTGATTATCCTTAATAATAACACATCCAACCTTCCGTCTCTCAGCATAACTAAGTTCAGAAACTGAATAAGCAATATTCATATAAACGGTATGTATGTCAATTCTTGGCATATAAAAAATAAAAGGTCCATGTATTATACACGGACCTCTATTGATTGTTTCGTAACAATCGTGCGAATTTGTGTTATCGCTTATTCTTCGTCGCTAGCTTCTGGTGTCTTGTCAGCTTTGACTTCAACCTCAATCTCATCGCCGTCAGCACTAAAAGATTCTTTAAGCTCTTCGATTTTCTTAGCATAAGATTCTTTTAGTTCATTGCAAACACCTTCATATGTTTCAAGCGTCATTTCTTCTTTGCATTCTTTCAATGCATTGACCGCTAACGCAGCAACCAGCACCGCATTCTCTTTTAAGTAAGATTCAATAGTATGCTCGTCGTGCATATCAGCTTCCCAAGCTTTTGCTTCGTTCTTAGCAGCGTCATAACACTCTTTAAGCATTTCAGCAACTTCTTTAGCAACCTCTTCTTTAGTCTCTTCAGATTCGCATACACATGGATCTTCGTTGCACTTATCACAAGATTCTACAATAGTTGAATCCTCGTGTACTGGAACAATACCCAATTTCTTTGCGTATCCTTCAATCTTACCCTCTACGTTTTCAAGATTTTTAATGATTGAATCAATAGCTTTTCTCCAATTAGAATCTGTAGTTTCCTCGCCTAGGTCATGTAGCTTAGAATAAAGCTGCATGAATTCACCATTGATTTCTGGGATAATATCAACCTCAGCTTCAGAGATAAACATCTCTTCAACCGCCGGTGCAATAGCTACCATATATTCTTTTGATTTAGGCACTTTCATTTTTGCAATAGCAAGTTTCTTTGCACCCCAAAGATCTTTAGCTTCATCTTTTGTGATTTCAACTTTTTTACCATTGAAAAAAGCAATCCAACCTGCAAAGTCGTCTGTTGCTTCAGAGATAAAGATATCATCACTCATGGCTTCATCAAGAAAATCAAATCCAAATGATTCTTCAACATCTTCATCGTCATCAGATTCGTCCTCGTCGTCAGATTCGTCCTCATTGTCTGATTCATCTTCGTCGTCAGATTCAGCACCCTCAATTTCGTCAGAGATATCTTTTGGCTCCTCGTCAACTTCTTCGCCATTTACTAGAACATCCTGTTCATCAGAAGGAACAGTATCATCCATATCTTCAACCTCCTCTCCGGCCTCATCGCCTTCAACTTCGGCTGGGCTTAAATCCCCGCCATCTTCTTGGTCTTGAGTAATCACTTCTTCTTCACCTTCAGCTTCGGTTGGTTCACCCATCTCCAGCTCAGTGTTTTCAATCTCTTCAGCAGAATCGATATCAGCAACATACTCTTCAAATGATTTTAACTTAGTCATTGTATAAGTATTTTTTTAACTTTATTAGTTATATATCGTTAATATTATACGCTTTTATTAAGCGGATTTCAATTTATTGTCGTGGCCACCATCACGAACCTCTTTAGCAATGTCAGAATCAGCACCACCCCATGTGCCTTCTTGCTTAGTTAAAAATGAATTAACTCTAGCATAGCCCCATTGTTCTTGACCGGCGCCTGGTCTGTGACCTGTCTTCCAAGCTGCCATACCTCTTCGCATGACAAGTCTTAGAAATTCAATCGGTACACCGGTTTCTTCTTCTTTTTTCTTAAGTGCTTTTTCAATATCTGGATTATCAATTGGACCCCTATCGCCTTCTGCTTTTTCTTCATTAACTACAGATTCATTTCTTTTGCGATATTTATACTTTTTGTAAATCTTATCGTAATCTACATCGTCCTCCTCATAATCAGAAAGCTCTTCATCTGTCTTATCACCATAAAGCTCATGGTATGATTTAACATGCTTGGATGTTTTAACCTTACCTTTCTCTCTAGCTTCTTCATCACCCGGCATTTCCTTATAAGCAGAAGCATCGTCATCGTCCATATCGCGTTGCTTTGCAATCTGGTCTTCCTTATCCTCTTCTTCTTCCTTATCAAGACCTGTCATATACTCGTCTGGCCCTGGCTTAGCTTCAGCTTCAAAAGATAAAGCAAACGATTTGTCATACTTTTTCACAAGCTTCATAAGAATCGTAAAAGGCAAGCCAGATTCTTTCATAGCGTCTTCAAATGACATACCGCCACTAGCTACAAGTTTCGCATAAGATGATGGAGAATACTTATTAATATTATAAGCTTCGAGTAGATCTTCACGGCCTAATTGTTTATAGACCTCTTTACGAGTATCTTCCATTTTGCTTGCGTATTCTGGATCTTCATTTCTGTTGAATACAATTTGCTGTGTAAGTGCACCTGAAATTCTTTGAACATCACCATCACGTGTGTCAATAAGCCAAGCCGCCAAATCTTTTGGACTCAGTTCCTTAAATTTACCATTAGCATCCGGTGCATCTGAATCATGCCATTTTGGCTGTTCTTCATTTATAAAATGCTCAAATAATTTTATGTGCTTCATGATTATTATTTAGTCAATGTTTTTTTCAAGATAGCTTCATTAGATTGCATACGTAAACAAGCTTTCTTACTTGAACGTGTGCTTCTTAGACCGCCTCTAAATTTTGCCTTATGGATTTCCTTCTTAGTCATTTGTATTCAATTGTTTTTGTAATTCTTTTGAAAGCTCTTTATCAGTTGATTTATCTTTTGCAACCATCTTACTCAATACACGCTTAATATCATTATCAGCCATACGCATGATATGTTCAGTTGATTGAATTCTAGATTCAAGCTTTACTTTATTCACATATGTTTTCAATTGCGGTTCGACCTCACCAATTTCATCCATACGCTCAATAATATTAGTTTCCAAATCCTTAAGAACTTGCTTTTTTATTTGGGTTGGATCATTATCATCAAAACCAGATTTAGACGGCCTGTATGATTTCATCGCAGCACCTGGACGTTTATCTTTAGTTGAAGTTGAGTATGGATCAAAATCATCTTGTGCTTCAAGCTCATTCTCGAATTCTTCAATGTTGTTTTCTTCCATATCAATCTTGGCAATACTAACGCGAGTCTCAACAAGCTGTTTAGCTAATTTATCAAGTTCTCTTTTAATTTTAGGATTCTTAAATAAACCCTTAAGCCAAGAAAATAATCCCTCGTCAAGCATTGCATCAATTTCAACGTCCGAAAGATTTGTATCCATGATAGAATTTATACACTCATATAATTCAGCGTTATTAAATGCTTCAAAAAGTTTTATGTGTTTCATTAGAATTGTGGGATACCCCCGATTTTTTTAGCACGTCTTCTCCATAAATCAAGTACGGCTTCACGTTCATTACCATCGATAACACCCGCTTGCTCTTGAGTATCTAAGTATCTATTTACAGCATCGGACATGCTCTCTCTTCTCTTCTTTGATTCATATCTTAAACCCTGTAGGTTTGCATCAACTTCTTTTGGAAGCATAAGATATTGTGACTGTGGAAGGATGCCCATTTTAATAAGTAATCTTACTTGGCTATCATCATCAGACGGTTTACCAGGTCTGTAGTTGCCAACCTCTTGACCGTCTTGTGTGATGTGTTCAATTTCATGGCGCATTGTATCAGAAAGATACATGTACATTGTTGACCATTCACCCGGTAACCACTCTGGATTAATGCCGAAATCAATAATGATATAAGGCGTTTGCTCATCACCATCGTCATCGAATGCACGACCATCAGCACCTGTAGAATCTAGGATTTCAAAACCCTTAACTTTATTACTAACATGTAGTGTACAAATTAAATCAAACGCAAGCTGACCATCAACGTCAGTTTCATATTCAATTTTGGCTTCACCACCCACATAGTTTTTTACCCAATACTTAAATACATCAGATGTAAGTTTAGAAGACAATCCGTCAAGACTGCTTCTACCTTCATTAATAAATGATTCAAATGTATTTATGTATTTCATATTGTTAATTATTCAGTTTCGCCATACATCGGTCTATCCTTCTTGCTAACTCTAAACCATTCGTTGTAATCTGCATATACGTGTTCCTTAGCCCAATCACCCATATTAGCCCAAACATCATTAAGCACTTGAATAGCACGCTCAGCAAAGGTGCCATTTGCACTTGCCAACTTTAATTCATCCCAAGTAATTGGTTGTGGACCTGTACTATCATTGCGTGTAAGATCTAAATCATATTCTCTATGCATGTTGATAATGTCATTCATTAAATCATATAATTCATGCGACCATCCTGATGCATTCTGAAGTTCTCCAAGAATAAACTTCTTCATAGGAGCTGGAACTTTAGCAGTAATTTTTGCGCCAACTTTTGCCTCAAATACAAAGCTTTCAAAAGTTTCAAAATGTTTCATTTTATAATAATATATTTTTATTGCATTATACTATATATCATAAAAAGAGTGAGGGGGAAACCAGTTCCCCCTCATTAGGATTAATCCTATTTTGATGCTAAACGCATCGTACATCTATGGCATAACACTTTGCTGGTGTTTATGTCGACCCGCACCACTTCATTGCAACCACCCTTAGGTGCAACTTTCCAGTACTTGCTGGTTTCTGGGTCGGCATTAATACAAAGGAGCTCTTTGTATCCGAGAGATTTCAATTTATCATTTGCCATAATCGGGTGATTTAATAATTATATGCTAAACTTTAAAAATGTTTCACTTGTCAATGCTGTCCATATAGAGTGATGTGACCATACCTACTACAAGTACCTCAGCAACATCAATACTGCCTACTCCAAAAATAACACCAAACACACCACTAATCATCCAAGTAATTGCAAGGAATGGCGCCCAATATTTTGGGGTTGTTATAATTTCAAGTAAGAACATACCAACATTCTTAGCATAATCGATTGCGTTTTCTAAAAAGTTTTTCATGATTTTTATTTTTTATGGATTAATAAAAGTTATACTGTATGCATAACATATTGTTCAAGGTACTTTTGTACCGCTAATTCTTTTGCCTTGGCTTCAACCTCAACATCAAGATCTAAACCATAGTCATTAATATATTCATAAATATAATCAGCGTGTGCCCGCTTATTGGTTTGCGAAGCGTCTTCGTGAATTTGTTTACATGAAGAGAAGTGCACAAGCTGCTTGGCACTTCGCCAAGTTGTAGCTGCCAGCTTAAGTGCTTCTTCTTGTGTTAGTTCTCCAGGGTGACACCAATGGTGGTGGTAATCGAACGTGATTGGAATGCCTATTTTGGCATAGACGGTACCGTGAAGATCTTCAACAGTATACTGTTTTTCTTTATCGTCGTTCTCAACCACCAATCGAGTACGAACTGCTGGATTCAAAAGCCAGAAGTTAGCACAGAAACGTGTCATGGCATCCTCTTTGTTTGGAGCTGTAGTGTTAACGTGGATATTAATGGCTGCATGTGGTGTGCGTGGTAATCCCATTAAGTCCATAATTTCACCGTGTTGATTTAAGTCTTTAATTGTATTCTTAACAACATGTGGTGTTGATGATGCCAAGACTGAAAACGGCCCGGGATGGAATGTTAAACGTTGTCCATAACTTTGTGCCAACGATCCAGCTTCTGCTAGAAGCTCTGCAATAACACTAAAGTTTGGCAAGTCACTTAGCTCATACTCAGACATCCACGGGAACATATCACTTGACATGCGGTAGAGCTTGATGCCATTGGCTTCATTCCATTCAATGATCTTAATCATATCACGACAATTAGCTTCAGCCAATTCACCTGCATATTGGATGCCACGTTCAAGGAACGTCTTCTTAATCATTGAGCGTCCAATGTATGTATTAGATTTCTTCTTAAGGGTTGTATTGATACAACAATATCCGTAATTAGTCATTATACTTTATACCGTTAATTCTACAAATGTTTATCATCTTACGTTCTATATTTGCAGCTTCTTCAAGTGTATAAACTTGTAGGTCTGCAAATACTAGTCCATCAGTGGCTTGCACATAAATATCATCGCATACAGAATGAACAGACGACACCTTATGTATGGTCATATCATCAATACACACAATATGCGATGTGTTTGAAATTCGCGCTAAGCGATCTTCAAATTCAAGCATTAATTCCAATCTTTTTCAAAGGCGTACCAATGATCGGCACCGGCACAATCGCGTAAAGCTTCCTTAACCAAAGTAGACATCGCAGCACCGCTTAACATTTGTACTTGTGCATTGATCCAAAGTTCAGCAAGTGCTTCAACGTTTTCCCATTTATTCAAGGCATACTCACTAAGTGCGGAATAAATACGCCCAGCAATATCGTTGTTATTACTACATCTAGAACCATAATATACATCGTGTGTATTTTTTGCAATCTCAGATACAATATCTTCAAAGTTTTCCATGGTGCGATATACTGAAATATAAGTTTCAATGGTCGCGCGTGAATTTGGGCCAATCATAGAAGAAGTGCTGGACCATCCGTTACACTTGATTTCGTTCACATTGAACTTGGGAGCTGATTTAGTCATTTGTTATTTTTTAATTATAAAGTAAATATAGCAAAAAAAGTTGAGATTAAAAAATCGGATTGTAAATTTTTTGAGTTATTTTTATAGAATGTTTTTTAGCCCAACCTTCTATCATCTTTTCACCACCCATACCAAGTTCTTCAATATGCCAATCGTGTGGTATAAGGGGTTTACGTTTGGTTGTTGTAATGATATCATCACACAATAACCCAGGTTTTGTGAATACAGCAAGATGCTTTTGAATACCTGTCTTTTTACGATATACGACTATAATCAATCTTCTGCAATTTTAAAGAATTCAAGTACTGTGTTCCAATTTGGAATATCATAGGTACCAAAATGAATGTGAATACCATCAAATTCATCTACGCCATTTGCAATACGATCATCAATCAAATAGTCCCCGCGTAATAGTCCTTTGTTATGGGATAGAATAAGACGCTTATACGCCTCGCTACCCAAATGCTTTTCAACCCAAATACGCTTGGCTTTCCATGCTTCTGGATTATCCCATGGCGCCGTAGATAAGATATAGACATTATACTTTTCACAAAGTTGTCTAAATCCAACTATTGCCCCAGGAATTGGTGGTGCATCGTAAAAGATCTGCGGATGCATATCTATAATTTTGCCAATACCATTTTTGGCAATATACTCTGGGCTGAATGTTTCGTGGATATAGTGCTCGATGTCAACAATAACGCCATCAAGATCTATGTAAACTATTTTATTATTAATCATTACTTACAAATATAGCAAATTTTTGTGAATTAAAAAAATCAATCGATACTTTTTTTACGCCCCCACCAACATTTTTTCGCTTCATATCAAATGGGACTACCCAAGCATGCTCGAGGTTTTTATGAATAGGTGTATATGCAACGCCTTCGTGTACATATACGTTAAAGCTATTTGCTTTCTTCTTTTTTTTATGTGGCATTATTCAATTGGTTTACGTCGGTCTAATTGAAATTTAGGTTCACATTTTTCACAAACAAAAGTTGTATAGTAGCCATGGTGTGGATGGCCCTTATGCATCTCAATGTCAATAGGTATTAGTGAACGTATTTCAGATTCTTTTAAGCAATGTGCACATAACACAATTTGCTTACTTCCAGTCTTCTTCGCCATTATCTTTTCTATGTTTACGTTTACGAGAATATTTAGACAGGTCGCCATGATCTTTTTGCATCATGCGACGTCTAATTAATTGAGAAAGGTGTCGACGGCTATATCCGTTAACTTCATCAAAGTCGTCTGGTAGAATATTCTTCTTAGACATGTTCAACCTTTTTATCATTTACATGTGTTAAACTAACACGTGACCACGTAAAGCGCTTTGTGTATTTATCCAATAACACCCACGCTTCTTCTTCATTCATAGCTTCAACTTCAAAATCGTCAAAGTCAAAGTCATTGTATCCTGGAACAAATCGAGTTCCTTGAAAATAGTACTTGTTAATATTGTTTTTCATATTGCTAATATACTAAAAAAATTCGACATAAAAAAATAATATATACAGAAATTTAAAAAAGTTTTAAATAATCAATGGCTAAAGTAGGTACATCATCTTCTAATTGGAAAGCAACACCAAAAAGAAGAAGACCAGGAGTTCATTCTAAGAAGAAGAATTCAGTTCATAAGAACGGTAAGAATTATCAAAAGAAGAACGTAGGTCAAGGTAGGAAACGTTAACTCATAGTTTCGATTTCACTTTTGTGATGTGCTTACAATCACCTCTGCGAAATGAATTTGCAGGACATGTACATTTCCAATATGTACCGTTGAAAGTCACATTATAAAATGTACCAGGTTTTGATGCTTCAATTTTCCAGTTACTTTTATTTGTAGCGGGCTGTTCTATCTTTGCCTCCTCCATTTTTTTAGCAACCTTATTTGGATCCATATCAGGTGGGTACCACAATGGTAGAGATTCATCAAACTCTATTTGATCTCGTGTTGTATCCTCCGGTACAGGGTGCCACCCTGGGGTTACATAAGTACCACTAAGGGTTCTAGCAATACCAAACACTGTACCAAAGTGATGGTGCATGGGAACTTTGATTTTATTCATTACCTAAGTCAATATTACGTTTATACAAATATACAAAAAAAGTCCGACATAAAAAAATGCCGGACTCGTTTTTTTCAAAAAAGTTTTGATTAGTTCAAAACTTCACCATGTTGGTATGAATTCAAACCTTTGAAAGGCGAAGGTACTTGATTACCAAGGTCCCAACCTTTCTTGCCAAGTAGATTACCAGCTTTAACCATAAGCGCGGTACCGTCGTGTGATTGGAAACCATCAACGTGGTCTTGGCCATGTGATGCAAAGTGCGTCATTGAATTTACAACAGACCACACTGATTGGTCAGATTGTGCATTCTTCAATTGAGCTACATTGAATTCATTAGCATCAATACCAGCACGTGAATACTCAAGCAAGTTTTCATTCAAAGGAATCCAACTAGTTGCACGATCACCTGCACCTGCATTCTTGATTGCCTTAGTTGCTTCTGAAAGTTCATACAAAGAAGCTGGGGTTGTACGTGCCTTTTGAACGATTGAATCAAATTCAGTCGGCATGAAATTACGTCGCGTAAGATTCTGCAAATAGTCGTTAAACTTATTAAGAGAATCAGTACTCAGGTTTGTCATGTTCCACTTGTCTTCTGCAAACGCAGTAGTAAGACCATTAGTACACCATAGACGATTTACATAAGGCGATACTTGAAAGCCCGTAAGTGGTGAATTCTTTAAAGAGATACCCGTTGTGAAAACGTCTTTCTCATCGCCAGCAACTGAAAACGCAGAACCGCTATTGTTGATTGCGTTGATAGTGACAATGCCGGTCAATGGGTCAGTAGTCCATTGGGTTACACCAAAGTTTCCGCCATTCAAAATGCGTTCTGCTTGGTCAACAAAGTTTGTATTAGAGATAAGTTCGTTTGATTGTTTTGTGAAAGCCACAATAACGCGGTTCACAGGATTCAAAACCATAGTCAAGCTTGATGTGCCACCAGCGTTGGTTGCCATTGCATTTTTCATCGTGTTGATGAATTGAGCTTTAGTCTTGGGATTGAAAAGTTGTTCGAACTTCTTAATGAAGGTTTGGCTCATGCCAACCATTTTCATTAGAGATTTAAAAGCATTAGGAGTAATGCTAATCTGTTTGCCATTGTAGAGAATAGTCTTCTCGTCAATGATTTCAATTTCACGCGCCAATACGGTTTTGCGTAGGGCTTGTGCGTTCAGGGTTTCGAGCTTGCGCGACTCGATTGCGTTGGAAGATAGTGTTGCTACCATGTTTTAATTTATTAATTAGACTTTATTGTCCTTTGATTATACAGTAAATATACAAAAAGTTTTCGACATAAAAAAGCTTTTTTGAAAAAAGTTTCAAAAAAAATAAAGGGGACCGAAGCCCCACTATTATAACTTTGCGTTTGCAAGAATGTCAAGGTAGTAAACGCCGTCACTACCAATTCTGTCAATGTCCCATTGAAGGTCATCTACTAATTTGTCTAGATCACGTTGATTTATTGTCTTCTCCGCCTTTACAAAAAAAGCATCAAGTGTTTGTTGACCTGATGTGCTCATTCTATCATAAACACTATCAAGCCCATTAAGTGCGTCAATCAAGTCTTGGTCTGAAATCTTTTTCTTAGCCATGTTAAATTACTTTGTTTAATTATATATTCTTGTTGATGTATATTTTAGCAAGGTCTTTTTCAAGTCCCTTTGCCTCAGCTTCCCAAGGCCTATCGTAATATGATATTGTATTTAACTTTTCTAGATCATACTTTTCGCCTTTCCAGTAAAACGTCTGACTCTCATGGTCAAACACCATATCGCCGCGACTTACTTGATGTACGTGAACAAGCTCGTGTGAAATCACAAGCGGCAACATATCATCTGGGCAATCCTCAAATACACATACACCATGGTTGCCCATGAAATAATATGCAAATGCATACTTGTCGCTTCGCGTTTCTTTAAGCTTACGCACATTAATATCGACAGTAAGGCCAAGGTGTTTGGCCACCCGTTCTGCTGCACTACGCACTTTGCGTTGTTGATGGCTAAAGCCAGAAACATTAATCTTATTCATACACTACAAATATAGCAAATCCCGGCGACATAAAAAAATATATGCCTTAAAAAATTGGATCTGTTTTGTATTTAGTATCGTGCGCATTTACAAGTTCTGGGAATGCGCCATTAATATTAGTGACAATAACTTCAACCGTTGTGTCCTCACGTTCAACAGCTTTAACCCTGGCAGCCCACGCATTATAACTCATATCAATCAAATATGTGTTGAACGCCTTTGACCATTCAATAAGATAGTCATTGGTTTCACCGCGGTGAGCAAATGTGTTTGATAGGATAAATGAATAACCCTCTTTATCAAGCATGGTAATATACGCTAATAGTGTATGTTCGTCTTGGTCTGTCCATCCACCATACTGAAACTTAGATGCCACATATGGCGGGTCAAAGTATATGATATCTTTTTGCTTGTCAACCTTTGATAGGTCCAGGGTTTCATATGAACCATATACCACATCAATGTTTTTATCTTGCGCTATTTTGATATGTTGTTCAATACGACCTGGATCAAATGGCTTTTCAACATACGCTGCATTGAATCCCTTTGAACTAAATCTAAATAAAGAATTGAATGACATCTGAATAAGAATATACAACATGTGTGCATTTTCATTATTCAAACCATGCTGCATATAGAGAACATTTAAGTCGTCTCGCAACTTATTATAACTATCCTTAGCATTACAACCCTCCGGGAAATATTCGGCATAAGTGCTTAATACTCTGTCCATTAAACCAGGGTCTTTCAGAACATTGTGCAATACAACCACATGTGGGTTGATATCGCGACCCTGACCGCCTCCATTTGAATTATAGATACAAACGCCCGATCCGATAAAGGGCTCATGCACACACTGATATTTGTGCATTACGGGCTTCAGATACTTATTCCAAATTCGGTACTTATTACCGCTATATGAAAACGGTCCTTTGATCATTCTTCAGTGCGAGTATCGTTGGTCTCTTTGCCGTAACCATATTTTTTAATATAGTTATCTAGACCACCAATATATGCCGCGGCATCAAGTAGATTGTCCTCTTTATAATTATAAGAATGACGACTAAACTTAAGAGCAATAAGAGCTGCATACATATCAGGTCCTGTAAAGTCTTTACCCGTCATACCGGATGCAATCATGGCTGCACGCTGCATGCCTTCTTCAAATGGACCATACATGCGCTCCTTTTCTTCTGAGCGATGATTGATAATTTTGTTAGCTTCTTCTAGAATGTTCATATGATATTATTTTAATATTATAGTATTAGAGTGTAATATTGTTTCATAACAAAAAGCCCAGGTCTCCCCGGGCTTTTATAGTGTTAGAGTATGTTATCGTCTGATTACCTCATCAATGATTCCGTACTTAACTGCTTCATCAGCGGTCAACCAAAAATCACGAGTTGCATCTTTAGCAACTTTGGTGGCAGTCTTACCGCAGTAAGCGCCAAGCAATTCAAACAGCTCTTTGTTAATCTTCTGCCATTCGATCCAATCAACTTCCGCATCCTGAATGTTTCCAGAGAAACCACCAGAAGATTGGTGTAACATAGTACGAGAGTGTCTTAGCGATGCACGCTTTCCTTTAGTACCTGCGCCAAGAAGTACCGAACCCATAGATGCTGCCATCCCAGTATTAACCGTGCGGATATCACACTTGATGTATTCCATTACGTCAACCATAGACAAACCTGATTTTACAGAACCACCTGGACTATCGATGTGCATTGTGATATCGTCCTTACTTGTATTATCTAAGAACATCAACTGAGCTTGAACTACAGTAGACATATTGTCATTTACAGGACCAGCAACCCATAGGATGCGATCGCGCATAAGTCGGCTGAAGATATCGAGCTGTGTCATACGCATTTCGCGCTCTTCAAGGATGTATGGTGTCATAGAAGCTTCAATCTGCTTCTGGTAATAATCCATGTTTGATGAACTCACGTTCCAATCACTCATGGCATACTTTTTAAATTCGTTATCGTAATTCATAGTCTTTTCCAAGTTGGATAATTAGTTGTTGTTTCTTTTGTGCGATATCGTACTACGGCCTTACTTATATTTAGTTCTCTAGCTGCGCCTGCAATTGAAATATATTCAACACCATCTATAGAAACTTTTTGTAAGTTCCATACATTATACTTCATAATTTCAGAAAGTTTAGGATTAGGTACGCCTTTTTTTAATTCTGATAACTTGCGCTTTGTTTCTTCGGTATGTGGAATTCCACCTCTAAGTCTAACCGCTTTTGCTATGTTCTTTTTATGTTCTTCAGTAAGCTTCTTGCCTTTGTGTGATGCTTTCATCTTAGCAATAGTTTCTTTTGAGAACTTTCTGTTTTTCATCTTCTTAGATTTGGTATGGGCTATCTTGGCAAGCTCTTCTTCTGTTTTAAGGTTTGTCCATGAGTTACCACCTTCACCCCCACATGTGGCGTTATAACCGTTTTTAAACGTGTTGTGCTTTTCAATATAAAATACCTCACGCTCGTTTAGTAGTTCTTCAGATTTTATACCGTCTTCTAGTATATCTCTTGTGAAGATTTCACGACCATGTTTATTAGCTATTCTATTTGGTACAAGACCTGAGCACCAATAGTCTTCTTTAAGACCATTGTGTTTGCCAATGTATTGCTTACCGTTGCGAGTGTCTGTTAATATGTAGATGTATCCGTTCACATATTATATATCTCACATTAAGCTGGTGAATTTAAACTATCCAATTTAGATTTTAGTTTAAATAAATGATTTTTTTGAGATTCATTAGAGTATTGATGTGGTTTTG